CACCTCGTCGGGCTCGAAGTTCTTGATCGAGCCGTCGTGCCGGGTCAGCCGGAAGTGGTCGATGAGCACGTCGGGGGAGTTCGGCTTGCGCCGCTGCACGCCCATGTGCTCGAAGCCGGACTTGTACAGGCCGGGGATGATTTCGGTCCGGTCCGGCGGCAGCAGGTGGAGTTCCTTGATGGTGCCGCGGTTGGACTTCACCTTCTGCACGAACGCGCCGCGCTTGCTCAGCAGCACCTGCGACGACAGCCGCTTGCGGAACACCTGCCCGGACTCTAGGGCGTTGGCTTTCTTGTTGAGCACGCGGTACAGCGGGTGGTCGTCGACGACCTCGGTGCCCTGCCGTAGCCGGAACGGCAGGCCGCTGCTGTCGGTGGCCGTGACGTTGACCGACTTGAACACCCAGATGACCCGCTCGTAGCCCTCGGTGATCGCCCGCTCGATCGGCCACGCCTGCCCCGAGCGCATGTGCAGGTTCCGCATCGCGAGGTCGTTGTAGTACCGCGCGAACGCGATCGACTTCTCCTCGGCGGCGCTACCGAGGGTCTTGGACCGTAGGTTCGGGAACAGCATCTCGCTCCTCAGCGCTCGTTAGCGAGGTAGAGGCCGACGCCGCCTGCCGCCAGCGACACGACCGCGAGGCCGAGCCGCCAGTCGGTGGCGAACGCCGCCCACGACACTCCGACGACGCACGCCAGCAGCAGCAGGGCGGCGACGACCTCGCGGAGGATGCCGACGTCGAGCGCGGTGCGGGACGGGTAGTCAGGTGCCACGCGAGCAGCGTACGGTGTCGACCCGCTTAGCGTCGCCCTCATCCGAACGCCACGCGTGGCTCTAGTTCCCCGTCCGCCGATCGGCGCCTGCGTTGGTCGCCGATCGGCCCGCCTATGAGATGCGCTCGGGACTCGATCGCCTCGCACGGTTTGCCCGCGGCGCGGTCGTAGCCCTTCATGCACTCCGAGCAGTAGACCTCCAAGATGGCGACCTTCGCGTCCCGGCGGAGACGGAAGGTCCCGCGTTTGTGCGCCATCCGTACGACGGTCGCTGGTAGGTCGACGGTGGCCGCGCCGACCCACTTGTGCCCGTTGTCGTTGCGCTCCGGCATCGCCTCTCCTGTCTCGCCTGTAACGAGCGTAACTAGCACCTCACGCGATAACGCGGAACGTGCCACGCTTTTCCTTCTCGATCGGCTCGTAGAACGCAAGCAGGACGGCCTCGGCGCGGTCCGGGCTGGCGACGCCGCGGGCCTTCATCTTTTTCTTGCTCTCCACCACGGTCCGGCCCGCCGACGAGGTCGCGTAGGTCGGCGCGGCCAACTGCGTGCGGGTCCGCTTGTCGATGGCCAGCCGGATCGAGCCGACCGGCTCCCCGTCGTCGCGCGGCACGTTCGGCTGCATCAGGCTGCGCCCGGTCAGCCACATCTCGTCGCGCTTGCGGTTGGGGCGCAGGGTCTCGCCCTCGTCCTGCCGGTAGGTGTCCTCGGCGACGTTGACCCGGACAATCTCGGCGTCGTGGATGCCCTCCGAGGCCCACGCTTCCAGCGTCGAGACCACGCCCCAGCCGACGCCGATCGAGTCGACCTTGACCCGGATCGGGGCGGCGGTGCCCAGCGCCTTGCGCAGCGCCTCGGCGCGCCTGATCTGTTGCAGCACCTTCCCGGCGACGTCGACGGAGTTGACGTTGGCCGAGCCGGTCGACGAGTGCACGATGTGCCCGAGGTCGCCGATCGACCGAGCGATGACCATTTCGTCGCCACCGTCGGACGCGACGTCGACGCCGAGCCGGACCCACGAGCCCCGCTTGACGATCAGGTCGAGCGCGTCCTCGTCGGGCAGGTCGAGGTCGGCCAGCCGGACGTAGGACTCGTCGAACTCGTCGTAGTCGACCTCGCGGCACGCTATGTCGATCCAGTCGCTCGGGATGGTGCGGGTAGGCCCGCCCTTGGGGAACTTGGCGTGGACCTTGGCCACCACGAACGGCGCGTCGGCGCCGTAGTCGGCCAGCGTCTCCTCGATCCAGTCCGGGCCGACGAGGTGCACGCCGAGCCGGTGCGGCGGGACCTCGCTCGGGCAGGCCCGGCAGCGCTGCGTTTTCTCCCCGGTCTGCAACGGCGCGTCGTACGCGCTGATGGGGATGGTCTTGACCTTCTCGTCCTCGCAGAGTTGCTCGAACCACGAGCCCTCGTCGTCGGTCGGCGGGTTCCCGATGGCCAGCAGCCGGGTGTCCTCACCGGTGAGGAGACCGCGCATCGCGCTACCGATGATCCGGCTGATACCGCCCGCCTCGTCGACGACGATGAACAGTCGGGGGGCGTGGATACCCTGCACCGCGGCCTCGTCGTGGGGCGGCGCGGAGAAGCCGTAGGCGATCTGCACCCGGGTGCCGTGCTTGTCGAAGCCGCTCAACTGCGTCTGGTCCGCGATCAGCGGAAGGTCGGCCTTGGCCACCGCGGTTCTGATGTGCGGCCACAACTGGCGCACGACCTGTCGGAACCGGGTCGCGGTGGTGACGGTAAGGCTGGTGCCGAACGGGTAGACCAGCGAGCGCCACAGCGCGGCCCGGGCGGCGAGGTGGGTCTTGCCGGTGCCGAACGCGCTCGGCACCGCGACCCGCTTGTGCTCGGGGATCGCTTCGAGCACCGCGCGCTGCTTGCTCCACGTGGTCTCGCCGAGCACCTGCTTGGTGAAGCCGTAGGGGTCGTCCTGCCAGATGGCGTACGGCGTGCCCGCCTCGGTGGCCGCGGTCCGCAGCACCGCGGTGACGTCGCGCTGCTCTAGCCCGTCGAAGAACATGCGCCGAACCTCGGGCGCGGTCTCCATCAGGTCGTAGAACAGCAGCCGCGCGGCCTTGGACGCCTCGTCGCGGGTCGGCGACGCGTACTGCTCGCGCAGGCCCTCCTGCGTCGTCGCTGCCGTCACGTCACGCCCCCATAGCGTCTGTGCACTTCGGGCAGGTCTCCTCGCGCTCGCCCGGCGCCTTGATGAGGTCCCGCGCCTCGGAAGGTACCCGCCAGCCCGCCCGGCGAGCCGTGTCCGCGGCGAGCGTGATGAGCACGCCGCGGAACACGTCGGTGGCCTCGCACAGGACGCAGCGGAGTTCGAGGACCCATCCGCCCCACCCCTGCGTCACCGGGTGCCGGTTCGCACCTGCGCGACTCGGGCGGTGGTCAGGCCGGTTCGCTTCGCAATCTCTGCGTTGGACACCGGGATCACCTTCTGGCCCGAGACGGGGTCGATACCGCCGTTCATCAGCAGCAGGGCAGTCTCGTCGCGGATGGCGCGGGCCTCCTCGATGACCGCCTCGTGGCGCCGTACGGCGGCGGCGGACTCACGCGCCTGCGCGACCGGGTCGTCCATCTTGTCGCGCTTGGCGGGGGCGCGCTGAATGATCCGCACGAACAGCCCGCGGCTGCACTGCAAGGTGTCGCGGTAGAGGGTGACCGGCGGCACGCCGTGGTCGAGGTGGGCGACGATCGTGGCCATGTCGCGCATCGCGCGCGCGTTGTCGGCCCGCTCCTCGGCCTTGTGCACGAGGTCGGCTGCCTTCTCGACTCGTTCGAGCGGGTCTGGGATCGACCGGACGCTCTCAACGGAACGCATGGTCGCGCCTCCCCGCGGGAGTGTCATGGTGGTCATGGTGCACAGCGTACACCCGCTTAGCGCTCAGCCCTTTACCCACGACGTGTCGTCACCGCCACCGTTCCGGCGACGTCGGCGACGTCGGTGTCCTCCCAGTCCAGATGCTCGGCCAGCAGCGCCGCGGCCTGCGGGGCGTTGGCGGGCTCGGACATGTGGGCGTAGGTGATGGTGAGCCCGACGCTGGACGCGTGGCCCATGCGGCGGGCGTAGATGCCGTGCGCGGCGAGCACGTCGGTCACGGCCTTGGCCCGCTCCTCCCGGTCCAGCGGAGCGGGGCGCAGCGTCTCGGCGGTCGGGAGCAGGCGCAGCGGCATGATCGTCCTCACTGGTCAGGGGTCACGGTGAACCACGCCGTGTCGGCGAAGAACTCCACGTGCAGGGTGTTGGCGTCGAGGTCGGTGGCGAGCAGGTAGTTGGCGGGCGAGCCGTCGGGGTGGAACGCGAGCGCGGTGACCTCGCCGCCGTGGCCGTGCCGCAGCCGGGCGGCGCCGCCGGTGCTGGCCAGCGGCTCGGGGATCAGGTAGCGGCCCTCGGTCTCCTCCACGACGGGGTCGCCCGCGTCGGTGGCCACCCGCTCGTGGCCGGTGGCCGTCCACGTGACGATGTGGCCGGTCGGCTTCTCGTTGACCAGCGGCGGGCGGTGGTTGCCGCGGTCGTCGACGACGACGGGCTCGCGGCTCTCGACGCGCACGCTGCTCAGGTCGATGGCGTAGCCGTCGCGGGCCACGGCCTGCGAGAGGTGCTCGCGGGCGGTGGCGGCGTAGTCCGGCGGCGGCGGCGCGGGCGCGTCCGGGGCCACAGCCGCCATCCGGGCGGTGTAGTGCTCCTCGGTCTCCTCGTAGGCACGGAAGGCCCACTGGGACGGCGCGTCGGTCATGCCTCCACTGTACAGGGGCTTAGCGCCTAGCGGGGCGTTGACGATCGGTGCTCCGCGCCATCGCCGGGTGCACGCGGTGCAGGGTCGGGCAGGTGGGGCACTCGGGGCAGCACGGGCCGCAGTCGTCGGGGTCGCAGCACGAGCCGGTCGGCCCGTCGACGTGCAGGTCGCAGCAGTCGTCCATGCCCGGAGTCTGCTACAGCCGCACCCCGGATCGCGCGCTCATTCCTCAGCGCGCCATGTCGACGAACCGGCTGTAGTGCAACTGCGCGACCACGACGACGTCGCGGCACGGCCCGTTGCGGTGCTTGGCCACGATCAGGTCGGCCTCGCCGGGGCGGCTGCTCTCCTGCTCGTAGGCGTCCTCGCGGTGCAGCAGGATCACGACGTCACTATCCTGCTCGATCGCGCCGGATTCGCGAAGGTCGCTCAGCAGCGGACGCTTGTTGGTGCGCTGCTCGGGGCCGCGGTTCAACTGGCTCAGCGCGACCACCGGGATTTCGAGTTGCTTGGCCAGAATCTTGATCTGACGGGAGAACTCGCTCACCTCGGTCTGGCGGTTCTCCACGCGCCTGCCGGACGTCATCAGTTGCAGGTAGTCGATGACCATGAAGCCGAGCCCGTGCTGCGCCTTCAAGCGCCGGGCCTTGGCGGCAATCTCGGTCATCGTCAGGTTGGGGCTGTCGTCGATCCACAGCGGCGCCTCGGCGATCGCGGTGTAGTGCGACGCGATGCGCTGCCAGTCGTCGTCGGCCAGCAGCCCGGAGGTGATCTTGTCGAGGCTGACGCGGGACTCGGCGCTGATCGTGCGCCGGATCAACTCCCCGCGGCTCATCTCCAACGAGAAGTAGCACGAGGGGATGCCGTGGTGGATCGCGGCGCTGCGGATCAGGTCAGTAGCGAGGGTACTTTTGCCCATAGCGGGACGGCCCGCCACGACGATCATCTGGCCGGGGTGCAGCCCGTTGGTCAACTCGTCGAGGTCGTAGAAGCCGGTCGGCACGCCCTTCAACTCGCCGGTGCCGGTGTGGGCCTCCATCTCGTCGAGCGCGGTGGTGAGCACCTCGCCCGCGTGCACGTAGTCCTCGCCCTTGCTCTGCCCGCCGACGGCCAGCAGGTCGGCCATCGCGGCGTCGTAGACCTCCGCGGCCTCGCCCTGTCGCTGGTAGCCGCGCTGCGCGATCTTGGTGCCCGCGTCGACCATCCGCCGGAAGGTCGCGGTGTCGGCGACGATGCGCGCGTAGTGCTCGGCGTTGGCGGCGATCTGCACCTCGTGCGCAAGCGTGTGCAGGTACGGCGCGCCGCCGACCTTCTGCAACTCCCCGATCCGGGTCAGGGCCTCGGCGACGGTGACCATGTCGACCGGCTCGCCGCGCCCGTACAGGTCGACGATCGCGTCGAAGATGACCTCGTGCTGCGGCCTGTAGAAGTCGGCGCCGTAGACCTTGCCGAGCACGTCGTTGATGGCGTCCTTGCTGATGAGCATGGCGCCCAGCAGGAACTGCTCGGCCTGCATGTCCTGCGGCGGCGTCCGCGCGTCGTAGTCGTCGAGCGGCGGTGCGTCGTACTCGGTCACGGTGCTCCTGTTCTGCTGTGTGGGCGTCGCTCGGCCCGGCGCCGAACGTAGC